GTTCTTCAATGTATCCCACATACCGCGCAGCACGTCCGTCGTCGACACCTGGCTCCACGCCTGCGTGATCGGGATGAAGTTTGTGAGCGCCGAGCCTACGTTGGCCGCTACCATGTTCGCACCCACGCGGGACTCGAATTTCTTCATGACGTTGTAAAACCTCCGGCCCTTGAGTTTTTCCATGCCCCGGTCGAGCCGCGACTTCTTCCCGGCCAGAAGATTCGTGTACTCATCCAATTCATCCACGAAGTTCGAAAGCCCGTATTGTCCGTTCTTCGTCAGGTTCGTCACCTGCTCGTTGGCTTCATCCGGATTGAGGAACGGGTTCATCATGATCGCGTCGATCCTCTGCTTTAGTCCCTCATCCGACGCCCGGTACCGGATCTGCGTCGCCAGCGCCCGCAGCCGCTGGATATCCGCCGTATGGAAGATCACGTCCGTCGCGACCTCGATATACCGGTCAAAGCCCTGCAGCGCATCATACGCTGTCGCGTATCCGAGCCGGTTCTGGATATTCGCCATGTACCGGATGCCCGGCTTGAAGTTTGCCGTCAGTCCGTTGATCGTCGCCGGCAGCGGCGACACATCGCCCTCGATCCCGGCCGCCCTTGCGAACTTCTGCAGGATGCTGCCGCCTTCTTCGTTCTCCTGGAAGTGCGGGAAATACCCCTGCAGATAGTTGACCGGCTCATAGCCGTTTTCAATGCGCACCTGATTCATGTCCTGGAACAGCTTGTCGTAGACCTCGTGGAAGACCTTCACGGCTGCCCGCACCTTGCCGAGATCCAGCTTCGGGTTCTGCTTCTCGAATTCCTGAATGGCCGCGTTCCACTCGTCAAACGTCATCCCCCCGCGCCTTTCGACACGCGGATGCTGCTTGAGATAGTCCCGGTTGAATTCCGCCTCGCCCAGCCACTGCACCGCATAGCTCTCGGAGACCAGATTCCCCTTCCGTACCTGCCGGTCAAGCCCCAGCGCCCGGATCCGGTCCTGCTGCTGCACAAGGTAATTCTTGCGCTTGCTCTCGTTCTCATGCACCGGCCAGAAATACTTGTTGATGAATTCGTTTGCCTTCTCATCGGAGACCTTGCCCTTCCGCGCGATATCCCGGATGTTCCGCTCCATCGTCTCGCGCTGGTACCGGATCCCCATGGTCTTGTCGACCCACTTGATGGCCTCGGCCTCGGTCAGCGCCTGCTCGGCAAAGTCCCGCAGTCCCTGCTTGCGCTGCGCGTTCCACGCCTTGAGCTTCAGCGCCAGCATGTCATAGTCGGCCTTCGCCTCGTAGACCTTCAAAATCTGCTGCCCGTTTTCCAGCCCTGCCACGTAATCCGGACTCGTCTCTCCGCGCAGCAGCCGGTTCACGATCTTCTGGTCAGCCTCCGTCAGCAGCGTCTTGCTCTGTGCCTTCTCGACCACTCGCCGGGCGTCCTTCAGCTGCTTCCACATCTGCTCTGTCTCCGCCGCCGTCTGCGGAATAGCGAGCTTCTCCTTCGCCTTGTTCTGTGCCTCCAGATATCGCTGCGCCACCCGCAGCCCGCTCGTCAGCCGGTCAATGGATTCTGTGAAGTTCGCCTGCTGCCACTTCTTGAAGCTCGCCGCCTGCGGCCCGTAGTATTCATCCAGCGTCTTCTGCACCTTCTGGATCCCGCGCGCCACATCATAGATCTGCATCAGCTGATCGCTCGGTGCGGTAATGTCCGCCGGGAACAGCTCCGGCGCCATCTCCTGCAGCTGCTGATACGCCACGTCCACCGGCAACCCGTCTTTGCTGATCGTCAGCGTCCCCATGGCCGCCCTCCGGAACAGATTGTAGTCCGCAATATCCTTCCTGTCTGTCTCCGAAATCGAGATCTTCTGATCCCGGATGAATTTCTTGAGATCCCCGTACTGCTCGATGTACTGCGTGTCTTCTTCAATGCCCGCCTTGTAGGCCGTCTCAAACAGATCATTCAGCTTTGCCCGGTCGAGCTGCCCGTCCGTGAAGAACGTCCGCAGCGCCTCCTCGGCCATCGGCTGCAAGACCTCCCGCTTTGCCTTCCCCGGCACGCTCAGATTCTCCGCCGGCTCGTTCACCAGCCGGGATTCCAGCCGCCGCACATACTTCGCCGCCTTCTCCCCCATCAGATCCCGATACCGCCCGTCCTGCGCGGAATACCGGAACTGACTGACCGACGGCGTGTTATCCACCTGTGGGAGTGTCCCGTTCTCAAAATAATCCCGGATCGCTTGCAGCACCTTGTTTGCGTGCGTCCCTCTGGAAAACTCCGTGCTGGAGATCGTGTTGCCCTGCGCATCGTCAATGTCCAGAATGACCTCTCCACGTTCTTTGCTGATAAAATCGCTGAGTGCGTCCATCTGTGCCTTTGTCGGCATAACAGCCAGATTGATGCCGCCGCTCTCAGGGGAAATGCGGATGTTGCCTTCCTGCATGAAGCGCACCATGCCGCCGCTGTAATCTCCGCCGCCGTAGTCCTCACCCAGCGCATCAATGATATCCCGATGGTCGACCGTCCGGTATCCGCCCGGCCCTCCCTCGTGCCGTCCGGAGAAATCCAGCCTTGCACCGTTCAGAAGCACATAGCCTGTCTCGCTCCACTTGTACGTCTTCCCGAAATAGTCGAGCGCGGTCTTGTCGTTCTGCTTCTTCTGCTCTGCGGACGTTTGATCTGCACTGGCAGAGAATTTCCCCTTGACAGTTTCTCCCGTTTTGGATATACTGTTTTTAGAAGAACCTGCGTTGGCGGCATTTTCGCTGCTGACCCCGGCAGTGAAAGTCCGGGGGGCGTCGGTTCTTCTTTTTTTGAGTGAGAAGGTATAGACGAAATCGCCATCATCCCGTTCCATGACGTCCAGATTGAAGTCGTAAACGCCGTTCCGACCCGGCTGTGCATCATCGACATAGTTGATTGCATTTACGAAGTAATGCCAGCGCTCCGAACTCTCGTGCATCCGTGTCTGTTTGAACTCGCCTTTGCTGTTTTCATATCTGGATTCATTCGCAATTTCCCAGATATCGTTTGCAAGGTTCAATGTAATCAGGCGCTCCGTTCTGCTCCCTCGTCTGTTCCCAAACGCCATCTTCCCCGCGAATGTCTGCCCGTTTGCTTCACCGTCAAACCTAGCCGTTATCTTTTTTTCTTTTCCGTCTTCCAGAATTGTCAGGTTGAGAGGTTTTTTATCCCACACTTCCGTGATGAGCCTGTACATATACTCGCGCTTTTCGTCCATTGTCATGTCGCTGGAAAAATCGCTCTTATACGTTTTCAGCCCGTTTTCTCCACGCCCAACCATACTGTACTTCGCCGGCGGCGCCCTCGCGCTGCCGGATTTTTTCTGCCACTGGCCGACCTCGACCTTCG